GCATATTGCTGATATCAGAACTACGTCTTTTGGTGTTGGAACTACGTCTTCCTACAGAATATACAAGATTCTTTTACCCACTCACAGTTACAACTATCACCCCACTCCTAAGATTGCACTGCCTGCAACCTACGTCGTTGTAGCTCCTGTCGTGACCTTCTGAGTGATACTTTCACCTAGATAGTACTTCACCCCCCTATTCACAGTCCTAAACTCGTGGCAAAACCATCAGCACACAAGATAATCAACTGAATTCCGCGGTTTTCAGTAACCTTTTTGTTGTGCTAAATTGCCACACATCACCCACAGTTACTTCAGTGCTAGTTCCATCATTTCAATATTATAGGGTCGGCTGCTGAACTACGTCTTTGGTTGTCGATAGGCCTATTCGTTGTCTTGCACTAGCACACAACACTCACAGTTACTTCAGCGCTAATTCCATCATTTCAATATTTTAGGGTCGGTTGCTGGACTACGTCTCTTGCTGTCGATAGGCCTATTCATTGTCTTGCATTAGCGCACAACACTCACAGTTACTTTACTGGTAGGTCCATCAGTTACTTAACTACCAGCTTTATTTTAAATCATCTTAACAACTCCTTTCTATTCACATGAGCTTTGTGAATGATCTTGATATCAGTGAAGAAGAAAGTGAGTTTCAAAGAGTTATAGCAAGCTCCAGATTTAAGTGTATTGTATCAACTGAGTTGCTATCTCTACCAGCTAAGGTTGTACTAGATTTTCGGCGAATAACTGAAACTGGTACACAGTTTTCAATACTAAGAGTAGAGTGGAGGCATACCTTTCCTCAACCTTTTGGGTTTCACGTTTTACCTAGTGGGAATTGGAACGTCTCTGGTGTGAGGTTTAGCGGATCATTGGTTCGCAAGGCGTGCAGGCTACAGACTGTAGAGAAAGTTCTAGAGAGCAACAAGTCACAGTTAAGTGGTGGTTCGAGCAAATCAAAAGTTGCAGTCCTAGAGCAGCAAGTGAAACAACTTACTGCTGATTTAGAAGAAGCAAGGAAGAGCGCTGCAAAAGCAAAAGCAAAACTCCACGAACTGCGAAATACTATCACTACAGCCAAGGAACAGGCAGAAAGTTTGGACGCAAGCCCAAACGCACTTCCCGATCCAGTAACCCCATCGTCTCGTAATAACAATAATGGCGGCAATGATTCCCTCTTCAAGTCGTGGGCTGACACAGGGAATGCAGACTAATATGTCTAAAAACGAGCAGCTCACAAATAGTGTTAGAGAGTTTTTCGATGCTGTATCCCATGCATCTGAAAATAGTAAGAAAAATGGAATGGGATGTTTTACTATATTGAGGGCCAATAGTGAGGATTGGGTAGCTGCTGAGCTACTAGATCCAAACGATAAAGCTCTTATAATAAATAAATGGAGTGTTTTGAAGGCTTTTAAATTAAATAGTAATAAGAAAGATTCTATGTTACAATATTACCATCTTCATGGTGTAGTTTTCCTAATGGTGCCTCATGTTATGGCCACTGACCAGGGTGAGGTGATTATATCTCTTCATTCTGGCAATGATCCGCTGGAGCCAATATCACAAAAGAAAATATCACTTAGTAATGGACCAGCTGCCATAGTTATGAATGCCCCTATTTGTTTGCCACTAGTGCCAGAACAAGCTACATTTTACTATCAAGTGAAATGTAGTGGTTCAAGCGCTTCAATCCCATGTTCAGTAATGGCTATGTGGAAGCAAGAAATATCTACCAAGGTAGCTATGTATGAAGATGAAGATGTTGTGTCATGGATCTTGGAAAAACTAAGGCACCCTGCATTGTTAAAGAGTTCTCATGCTGCAGCACAATTAATTTCCGCTTATTATAGCTCTGGTGACAGAGAAGCAGATCTAAATCCAAAACCTCAACTGGGTTTTTCCCGTAGTTTGAAATCCATGGATGTCTATGCTACACTCAAACAAGGTGAAAAGAGAGGTAAAGCACCAGTTCTCATACAGAGCAAAAGGCATACAACTCCATTGTACCTCCCTGATTATAGTGTGGATGAAATTCCAATAAAGGAGGATGATGAAGGGGTTTCCTCAGAATCAGCACATTTAAAAGGAGATATCAAAGCCCAAGCACTGGATAATTTAGGACGATTGAAGTTCAATATTATCTATGGCTTTTGTGATATAGGATATTTCCCAAGGGTGTTATTGGAAGAAGAAGAATGGATGATTGAGGAAATTTCAATACAGAAAACTTTGTTCTTTGGGAAGGTTGAGGCACTAGGAGTACCAGATGAACTATACTTGCAGTATGGAATAATGCCACCGGACTTGATTGCCTATCAACGCTTACTGCAAGGAGATTCAGTGGATGCAGCATGTCCAATAGTGAAGCGAATGGAAGATGCTGAGAGTGATGACATGCAAGCAATTGAAGATGAGTATATAGCAAGATTGAAAGTTTGCACAGAGGTTTTGGAGGCCATGGAAGAAGAATTTTCAGATGCTCAATCTGCTTTTGAGGAGGATTTTATAGAAGCCCAAGGTGGCACCTTTCAAATGGAAACTGGAGAGGAGACCAAGATAGACGCAAATTCCTTTGAGGCCATCCATTCTGCTGAAGAACTAACTGAGATGAAAATCCTGTCCAACTCACAGAGTCTGTTTGATTTTACAAAGACTACTGGTGATCGTGACTTTGTAGAGTTGGAAATGATGCAACCCATGATAGCTAGTTCCAAAGATAGCTTTGAGGTGGGTTTGTACGAATTTGAGTGGAAGATGGAGGAAACATATTGTACACAAATCTTGGAAATACCTCTTCCTAGCGCCATTTGGAACAATCTCAACTCAGCTGGTTCTAGGCTTTTAAGTTATTTTGATGCTGCTATTATCCAGTTTGAAGCAGAAGTTGAAATTAGTATCCAGTTTGCCGTTACTGGAGAGCTGATGCTAGTGTGGGATGAGTGTGATGTGCTTGGGCCAATGAAAGATAGATGCAATCAAGCAACCTTATTATCAATGGGTCATTGCATTATTCCAGCAGTAGAAGCACAAACTAGCAAACTTATCTTTTCCCCAACTGGTGTGGGAGAATTTGTTCCTCTTGATCCAGCAGTGCAAGCTCAAAAGTTGGGTTCTCTCAGATTGTTTGTTCTATATCCTCTGGTGTGCGAAGATCCCACAAAAACAATCCCCGGTCATGTGCATCTACGTGCTAAAGTTCTTTCCACCAATATTATGCAAGTTCCAAGGTTAAATGCTCAGAGCATGGGAGGAACTGAAGTTGAAGAAGCTATCATACCTGAAATTGATTGTTCACAAGTATTATTTTCAACAAAGTGGATGGAGAGTGCCAAAGCAGGAGAAACAATAATGACAACCTTTTCTCCAGCCTCTGTTTTCGAACAGGATGGTATTCTTCAACCATCACTCTTATGCAATCTTTTTCGTAATTGTAAATGGTGGACTGGTGACTGTGAATTTGAGTTGCACATAGACAAGAGCCCGTTTCACAGTGGCTCTTTGGGTATTGGGTTTGGTTCCATAACAAGTGAAGTTCGTTCCGCATATGATATTCTAAACACTTCACATGTCGTGGTGGATATTAAAAGAGCATCGACTTTCCGCTTCAAGAGCAACGTACGCTCCTGGAATGGGAAAAATCTTTTCTCCACAGGGAGGAAGAGTTCACTTCCACGCATGGATCATATGGCAATGCTACGTATTTTTGTCACAGTGATGAAGCCATTGGTATCTTCTACTTCAAAGTTACCCAGCGTTAATTTTTATCTTATGGTAAGAAAGATAACCAACCTTGTTGTGGGAGGTTCAACACCCATTAAGCCTGTGTTTGGACACTGGAAGAAAGGAAGAAGCGGAGTGGATTTTTTATATTCAGAATCAGATGGACCACAAAGAGGACTCTTGGCTGAGATGCTCAAGCAAAATTTACAGGGTGTGCAACCACGAGGAATACAACCCCAGATATCTCTTCGAGAAAAGTTTGGTGGTTTTGTAAAGCAATATGTGCTACCCAAGATAGATAGCGCCAAGAGATATCTGGTTTTGCCAGTTGCTCCATGGAGTTATGAATTTCCAGTATCATCAGGAGTGTTGCATTCACCAGTGAACCCCTTGATAGACTTGTGTGGAGCTTTCTTGTATTGGTCTGGCTCTTTGAGATTTAAAATTGTAGTTCATCGGAAGCAATCCTCTAGTAATATTGGAGGTCTGATGACAGTTTGCTATGAGGCATCAGGATATCCCATAGAGCTGGGACTTCACACAGGGACTCAACCTCTTGCAACAGGAGGGGGTAAGCACTGGAACTTCACTTTTGGAACTACATCTTTGGAATATGTGTTTACGATTCCTGATGATCACTTCTTCAAGCGGAGATATACTCATCTTAATAAATTCGATGCCACCAAATCCAAACTTACTCTTATGGACAGATTGGGGCACCTTTTGATTTATCTACCTTCGCCAGAGCTTGTAAATCAGATAGAAATTCATGTAGCTCTTGGCAATGACATGAACTTTTCCCAAGTTAGAGCACCTACACCTGCAGCGGAGAAGGATGTTGGAGATATGACTTCACATGTTTATGTACTAGAAGATAGTTCTTATGAAGCACGTGAAGGCGTTGTAGATCAAATCAACAACAACAGCAAGGGAGCTTAAAATTTATAATAATATGTTCACTCTAGTTAATATTTTATGGATTTTAAACTATCCTAACAAGTTTGCTTGTTTTAATGGTTGTGTTTGTATCATTGTGAAAGAAAATTGCTCTCTTTTGTTTGTTAGCCCTGGAGGTACTGAAAGCAATATTCATATTTGATACTAGTGTGTAATTATACCTCTAGGCCATATTTCGAGCTATGTATAGCTGTTCGCTGGCATACCGTACTAATAGTGTGCCACCTTTCATTGCGTAAAGGTTTTATACTATATATGATTTCCGTGTGTTTGTCATATATATAAAAAAAAAAAAAAAAAAAAAAAAAA